ACAAAACTATTTTTTATTATTTAGCTCTTCTCTTGAATGGATAGGTGGCCCATAAGTCTTATAATCTATGAGTTGTTTATAGAGTATGAGTTGCTGCTCAAGCTTCTCATTCTCTTTCTCAAGGATCTCAATGTGTTCTTCGTAAATCGTATACATTTAAGTTCCGTCGTCATGGTCCCATTGATACTTCATATCACTGGGGTCTTGAGGTACCATCATATATTTGTTGCCATCTGGTTTCTCCACTAAGACAACTTCACCATCCTCCACTAACTTTATGTAGTGATTTTCTTTTTCCTTAAGATCCTTCTCTTTAATCTCAATCATTAATAGTGCTCCAAAATTCTCCTTCATGGGTTGACTGTGGATGCTTAAAAGTAACATCCATTCCCATACAATCAACGGTAGCTTTACTACAATCACCTAACCATACGGTTGGACCTCTTCCATAGTCTTCCCTGCCTACAAAGAACTGAGTGTCATCTATAGCGGTACGTATTCCTATGCGATTTAATCCATCGGGCTTGTAGTCCCACACGTTATACAACAAGGTAATTCTATCCTTACTTCCAGGAAGAACCCCGTGTATATATCTGGGATCAAACGCAAGAAATCTACCCTCCTCTGGGATGGAGAATAAAACTTCTCTTGGTGGACATGAGATAAGTTCTTTCTCATACTTACCAGTCATACTATCGAAAATAATAGTAGGGCTAACGTGATTATTAACGTAGGTAACAGTAGATATGAGAGGATACCTCATCTCACCACCAGTTTCCCTCCTGATTATTTCATCATGATCAGGGTGGAACCTTATCATTCTATCATCTTCTGTGAATTTATGGAACCACCATTCAAATCCTGTAGCCTGATGATACTTATTACCAAAGACTAATGAGTATGAATCTAAGATATATTTCTCAATAGTATTCTCAGGTATATCATGAATACCCATCCACATATTACCTGGTAATGGATCAAACGCATTGATCTCCCTGAGTAACTTAACTACTGATGGTGAATTTATAAGGGGTGGCCACTGAGTTACATTCATCTAATATCAACGTCAATCATTCTAGTTGTTCTCTTCTTAGGTGCTTCAATACCTAACTTAAGTTCAGGTTCTCTCGCAACAGGATTATTAACTTGAACAATATAATCCAAGTTATTACCTCCTATTATATCACCCTTTACATAAGATTGGTTAGAACAACCGCAAGCTTTGTAATCGTGTTCATGCAATGAAGTTATCGTTGTGTTACACTTCTTGCAGCGTACTGTTATCATCTTTTTTTAAAATGTCTACAAATAAGAAGATCATATCATCGTCAGAATAATTGTATCCCTCATGGAGTTCATCCATGACATCATAAATCTGAGGAACACCATCTTCCCAAAAAACTTTTTCTCCTCTCCAAATCATATAACATTCATTGGATGGAATGTATAATGGTATTTGTATTCTTCTGTATGGTCTCTCGTATACTGGTGGATCTCTATGTGGTCCTAATTCTGTACCTGGTTCAAAGTAAGCAACGGTTGCAAAGACCACTTCATCTTGATCTAGAATCTCCTGAGCTCTAACATCTTTAACAACAGATTTTCTTACACCACCAATGGCACCGTTTCTATAGATGGCCTTCAACCAACAGAAGTATATATCTTTATTAGAATACCCAACTGCAGTTGGTGCCTTTCTTAGTGGAAAATCTGTCTGTGATGCCCATTCATATAGGTAATTTATGTCACTTCTCTTCATGAAATCTACCTATCACCATCAATGTAGGATTAGGTTCCTCAACCCACTCATGCCACTCCATATACAAAGCATATAGATCATCGTATTGCTTGTCCATTGCAAGTTCATCGCTACGTGTCTGCATCCATTGAAGTAGATCGTGACACTGGTTTTGAATGTCAGGCGGTGCGTTGTTCATTGTAATAATCCTTTTTCATATAGCGGCCAAGGATATTAGAATTATAAAAATTCTCATCCTCACTCAATACATTATTTAGAAAGAGTTGTCTTGTCTCTTCGTAGTTTACCCACCCTTTCGTTCGATGGAGAGAGAGGATTTCTCTTTTAAAAACTGATCGTCCAAGTTCTTTAACGTCTGACTTAAGTTCTTTAGAACTACCGTAGTAGCGTTTCCAGTCACTCTCAGTCTTAACTTTTCGTTTCCCACCTCTAGGCTTTCTACTACTGGTAAAGTATTTACGTCCGATGTACTTTTTACCCGACTGCATATTAGTAATGCAGTAGACGTAACCGAAGAAGCCGTTAATATCGTCAGAAGTAAAAGCTGCACCTTGATAGGTCCAGGGGTTTTCATAATCTCCTTCACCCACTGAGGTCGTTGTGGTGGTCGCCATCCCATAATTTTCATGTCGCTGTCCTATATATGTTCATTCCTTCATGCCAATTTTTGAAACTCATAAGTGGCCATACAGAATAAAGTAATTCAATCTCATAGTATCCACTGTCTCTCCAAGTAATACCACTATTATAATTCTTATATGATATCTCCTCACACTCCTCTAAGGATAGGGTAGTAGCTTTGTTAATGAACTTATCAAAGCGAGGGTCATGGAAGAGTAATCCTTTAGCATACTCCCAGAAAGGTGTATCATATTGAGAACCAAACTGATAGTGCCAGAGAATAAAGTTCTGGATCTGCCTGATATATTTTTTGATACCCTTCACAGCATCATTAGATGAACGGTTACCTTCTATTATAACACTAAACGTACTGCGTGCCCACTCTAAGTAAGTTTCTGTTGCAGTAGACTCCATTGGCTCTAAAAAGAATAGTCTATTACCCTGAAGTATTACCCTATCATCAACAGGATTCATATGCATATAACTTTTAAAAGTCTTCTGACCTGTGACCTCTACGTCAAAAAATTGCTGGAAATTTTTTTTGGCATCTTCTGTTTTTGTAATCTCATTATTGTATAGGTATCCAACAGCACCATTGTGTGAAGGAGAGCTCTCATCCATAGGTATAACAAAAGCCCACCCATCAGGAGTTGCAACATGCCTACTCCATAACTCTTTACTATCCCACTTAGGTTTACCTAAGATGACAGAGTTGATAGGACTTTTAAGTGTAGTATATCCAGTGAAGTCTTTGGGTGTACCTCTACAATCAAAAACATAATCAGCATCAACCTCTTTAGGGTCAGGTACATTACCCTCTACCACATTGAAGCGACCTGATTCTAATGCAAACCTCTGCACCTCACAAGGACAGAAGTGCATTGCTAATGTGTTAGCAGGGAACGCATGTATAAATTTATCGTTTACCTTACCAAACCCTTCGTATAATATCCCAGTCTTAGGGGTCGCATGTATATGATTGTCGTAATAATTAAATCCTGTACCCAAAGCAGAAGCACCACCAGTGCCTTGGTAAAGTAACTCAGGTGCTCCTAGTAATGTTGCTTGTCCAACTTCTTCGGATGGTATGTCAGGGTTGTATATTAATTCTACCTCAAGGTCTTTCCTTCTACCATACCATGAGTAATAGAGTGCTGTAAAAATTCCTGCGTTACCAGCTCCTACTATGCTAACTTTCAATCTGCATAACCGTCGTCATCATCACCACTATACCATCTTTCACCATCAGAGTCAATGTATGCATCAACATCTGCATATACTTCCGACTTTAATTCTATAAGAAGATCTTCTAGTTCTGTTATTAATTGCTTCAATCTCGTTTTCTGCATAAAAATGTCCCCGAACTACTATATGTAGCGGGGACACTCTCGCAAGTTGTTTACTTAGCGCATACTAGAAGTTCTTCTGTATGCTTAATGCCTCTGTACTTAAGTTCAGCGACACTCTTGGTGCAGGACTTGTTGTTGTCCTTGGTGTCATAGACGACACCCCTGTAGGTAACTTTTGCCATGGGATTACTCCTAAAGTAGTTGGATTTTGAGGCCCGTTCCTTTAGTCGTTTGCGTCCCAACATCCTGGTGTCTCCTCTTTAACAATCTGAATCATTTCAGATCTAGTCTCCTCTTCAACTCTATAGGTTCTCATCTTAGAGATGAGTGCCTCGGCATCAGAGCAGGATAAAGCGGTGGCAATTAAAACAGGAAGCATGGGATGAACGAAACCGTTCCGCGACTTACTTGCGACCCTAATGGGTTGAACGTATGTGCTAATAATAACACAGTTATACTATATAGTCAACCATTTTCGTATCTTTTAATACTTTTTTCCCATTCTTGTAACGAACTGCTACAGTCTGGGGGTTCTGGATCCTTAATTCCCTTGATCTTCTTCCATTTATTATGCAATGCACCCATCATCCATGACTGTGCAAGGCTTTTAGGACCATTCTCTAATAGATCAAGTTCATACTTGCTACTAGTGTATGCTTTATATTCTTCTCTCCAATTAGTATCATCCACCAGAAAATGTATCCCAACTTTGTTCTGCAGCATCAATGTATGCTCGTTTTAACTCTTCTATATCCCACTCTATTTCAGAGTTTGAATCCTGCGAAGGTGTCTTGTTCGACATCTTGTTTGATTCCTCCGACGACATAGGATTCGATTTCTGTTTCTTGTGGTGCATTCTGTTGACCCTTAGAGTTTAACCAGTACTGTGTCCATGGTAAAGGATTATTCCTCATAGGAATATCATACTGTGGTTCCAATCCAATCGCACGTAGTCTACGGTTAGCAATAAACTCTACGTACTGTGAGAGTAACTTCTCATTAAGTCCTATCATACTACCATCTTTAAAAAGATATCGAGCCCATTCCTTCTCTTCCTCGACACACTTCTTAAACATGTCTATTACATTTTCTTTTTCTTCATCAGCGATGACCACCATTTCTTTGTCGTCACCTTCTTGCCAGTTTTTAATGATCTGTTGAGTAAGTACAAGATGCTGGCTTTCGTCTCTGGCGATGAGAGAGATAATTTTAGCGGATCCTTCCATAATCTTGAGTTCACCAAATGCAAACGAGCAAGCAAAGGAGACATAGAACCTAATGCCCTCAAGAATGTTGACGTTGAGGACCGCTTTATAGAGTTTTCTTTTGAGTTCTTTTCTGTCATAGGTACCTGAGATGTGACCTTCCGTGGCCATCCTCCAGGTGTTACCACTGTCGTATTCATGTGCATGGTTGATAAGATCATTATAGGCTGAAGTTACTGAGTCTGCACGACTTAATATCCTTTCATCCCCTAGTACAGTGTCGAATACCTCACCTGGATCAGGGTATACGTTC